GGCATTTTCCCCTAAGGAAAATCTTGTTTTTAGACGAGAAAAGTGCGGTCGGTTTTTGATATGTTTTTAATATGAATAAGGCGGTTCAAAGTGTGGGGTAGTGACAATATTTACATAGATAAAAACAAAAAAATTTGGCGCGAAAAAATACGGCGAAGCCCCTGTTTATGGGGCTTTGTTGTTTTTGTGGGGTTGGAGTTATGCAAATAATGAAAATGGTGGGGATTGGTGAAAAATGGGCGGAATTTGTGTTTTTATTTGCATAGTGATGGGCGGTTTTTAAATGGTTTTTAAACACTTTTAAAAACCGCTTTTAATTGGAGTTATTAAATAATACTTAATAACTGAATTCGGGTTTAAAAATCGCGATAGCCTCTCACCACCTGCCCGATAATCATGAGGTTGTTGGCTTCTTCTGCGTTGAGTTTTAATGGGCGGTATGCTGGGTTGTCGCTGATTAGCTCTACTCCGTCATAAGTAAACTGTACTTTTTTTACCAGCATTGAGCCATTATGATTTAACACGAATATTTTCCCTTCGGCTAGTTCACGTTTAGAACGGTCAACAATGATTTCTTCGCCGTCTTTTAACGTTGGATACATGCTTTCTCCACTTACTAAGAACATGGCGCAGTCTTTTGCTTTTAAACGGCGTGCTTGCAACCATGCGGTTTCTACTTTAGTTTTGGCTATCTCTCCATAGTCATTATTAAAAGCCCCGCCACCTGCGGATAGTCTTACTTCTCGGTAGTCTTCAATTTCTATAAAGGTATCATCGTTGCTATTAGGAATTGCTAAGTCATCCCTTCCTTTCTTTTCTTTCGTTAAAGACTCTCCTGTGGCTAGCCATTGAACGCTTACATTTAAATAGGTTGCTAACGCAATGAGATTATCTAGTGTGGGTAAACTTGTGTTTGTTAGGTAGTTATGCAATGTACTGTAAGAAATTCCCGCTTCTTTCGCAAAAGCTCGTCCGCTTTTATTTCCGATCAATTCTTTTAATCTTTCGCTAAAAGTAGATCCTTTTTCTAATGGCATAAAAGGATCTTGTTCAGTTTTAGGTTCTTTTTGTTCCTTTTTAGGATTTACAAGGGATTCCATTGTTTTTTACCTTTTTAAAAAATTTTATAAAAAGGAACAAAATTCACTTGATATGTTCCTTTTCCTGATCAATAATATTATTACATTGAATAACACGAGCGTGTTATTCGTTGTAATAACCTTTTAGATTATCAGAAAAAGGAACAAAAGCAATGATTAGTGATTGGGAAAGGATAGATATCATCTATGCCTTGAAGAAAAAAGGAACAAGTTTAGCAGAGCTATCTCGTCAATCTGGGCTCAATTCTAGAACTTTAAATAATGCGTTAGAACGTCGTTATCCAAAAGGAGAAAGAATTATTGCTAGTGCGATCGGAGTAACTCCAGAGACTATTTGGCCTTCTCGTTATGTGAGTCGGTAAGGATATCTTATGAAAATGTGGTTAACCGTTTCTGAGTTAATTGAATGTCCTAGTTTTCCTAATACTGAACGTGGCGGTCGCAAATACTTAGACAAATTAGCGAAAGCCAACCCACAAATTAGAAGAAAAAGACAGGGGACTAAAGCATTTGAATATGCCTTTTCTGGATTGCCAGAACAAATTAGAAATGAGCTTTGTAGAAATTTTGAAAAATCAGTCGTAAAAGCCAAACCTAAAAAAGCGTTACCAGTAAAAACCCATGATCTTGCCGACCTCACCACCAAACAGCGCGAAATTGCTGACGCACGCATGGCTTTAGTGGCTTATGTGGGCGAGTTGGAACAGGTGCAAAGCCGAATCAAAGCCATTACCCACCTATGCAATGCGGCAAAGTGCGGTGAAATTTCGGCAGATTTGATGGCGTTAGTCTCCAAAGCTAACAGCAAAAACGGCAATAACTGCGGCCGTGTGTTATCACCAAGAACCCTGAATCAGTGGGTGATTGATTATCACAAATGCAAAACAGCGGAAGAACGTTTGCGTGCGTTAGCACCGGGTCAACGTCAAGCGCAAAAGTTGGAAGAATTGGCGTGGTTGCCTGATTTTTTGGTGGCTTATCGCAACACTAACGGCGTAAACGTCACCGAGGCTTACGCCATTTTTAAAGCGCTCTGGCAGGCGCACTATGCTGACCAGCCATTAATGATGGCACGTTTACCAAGCCTTGACAGAGTGCGTCGCGGATTATCCAAACTGCCACGCCACATTCGCGAAATTGGTCGTAAAACAGGTGCAAGCCTGCGCGCCTTAAACACTTACGTTAAGCGCGATTGGTCGGTGTTAAAAGCGAATGATGTGTGGGTGGGCGATGGCCACTCCATGAAGATGAAAGTGCAACACCCTGATCATGGTCGCCCGTTTATCCCTGAATTGACATTAGTCATGGACGCGCCTAGCCGTTTTATTGTTGGTTGGTCGGTCAGTTTGGCAGAAAACGCGTTAGCCGTTGCGGATGCCATCCGAAACGGCATTGAGAACCACGGCATACCGGCTATCTATTATTCGGATAACGGTGGCGGTGAAAAGAACTGGACGCTAGATGCGGATATTACAGGGATTTTGCCCCGCTTGGGCATTAATCACCAAACAGGGATTCCGGGCAATCCACAAGGGCGCGGGATTATCGAACGGGTGAACCAAACTTTAGCGATTCGCATTGCACGCCAGTTTGAAACCTATCACGGACGTGGCGCAGACCGCGACACCGTGCGACAAACCTCCACGGCAGTGATTTCGCTTGATAAAGCGATTCGCCAAGGGCGCACCGAACTGACCAACAAGCAACGTTGGGCGGTGGGTAAATTGCCAACCTGGAAACAGTTTATTGACGCAGTGGAAGAAGGGATCCGTTGGTACAACAACGAACATATCCACCGTGAAATTGGCTGCACACCGGCACAAAAACGCCGTGAGTTATTAGCCGACACTGAGTTGTTATTGATTACCCCGATTGAAGCACGTGATTTATTCCGCCCAAGCGTACTACGCAAAGCACAACGCGGTTGGGTATCGGTGTTTAACAATGAATATTTTAGCCAAAAATTGCTTGATGTAGATGGAAAAAACGTACAGGTGGCAATTGATATACATAACCCAAGTGCGGTGATTATTCGCGACGAATCGGGCGCGTTTATCTGTGAAGCGATTTTAGACGGTAACAAGCGTGACGCATTCCCGATGAGTTTTGTTGAGAAATCTCGCCAAGAAAGACACCAACGCCGTGCGAAATTGAAACAAGAACAACTGGACGAAATTAATGCGGAATTGAATCCGGTCATCAGTATTGCCCACAACCAAGGCGCAGAGCTGTTGCACGGATTACGCACAAAACAAGCCAACCGCTTTGACGAGGACGAAGAAATTGCGTTGTTGCCAAGCGAACTTAGAAGACAGCAACGCAAAGTCGCCGGAGGTTAGATTATGAAAAAAAGAACTGTTACGAAAGTCCACTGCGGACGGGTTGAATACAACAAGAAGCCGCATTTTGCTTACCGGCTCATTGAATGGGAAGGCAAAACGGTTGAAGTGAGACCAGCCCAAGGCTTTTTAGCCGTTTATACATTAAAAGGCAATCTTATCTGCCACGCATCAAGATTAATTACAAATACAGGAGCACTAGCATGAAAGAACAACTCGCAAGATTTATGGAACAAAAAGGGCTAACCCAAACGCAAGTGGCAAAAGCCCTCGGCAAGTCCGTTGCAACCATTAACCAGTATTTAAAAGGCACTTATAAGGGCGCAACGAAAGACATTGACGAAGCAGTGGATCGCTTAATCAAACGCGAAAAAGACAAAGTGGTTGAGCGCAATTTTAACAGCGAATTTGTGCCGACTTACGCCGCAGAACGTTGCATTGATGTGGTGCATATCGCCCACGTAGAAGGCGAAATTAGCGTGGTTTATGGCGCGGCAGGCTTGGGCAAAACCAAAGCATTAAAACAGTATGTTAGCCAAAACCCGGAAACGATTTTCATCGAAGTTGAGCCAAGTTGTAGCCCGAAAGTGTTGCTGAAAAACCTCTGCCACCAGTTAGGGCTAAACGAAACCGGCGCAAACCATGAATTGTTTACCCGTATCACTGAAAAATTAGGCGAAGGTCGCTTAATTATTGTGGATGAAGCGGAGTTGTTAAGTACGAAAAGTTTGGAATATATCCGCCGAATCCATGACTTGACCGGTTGCGGTGTGGTGCTTGCCGGTATGCCTCGCCTACTGGTGAACCTGAAAGGTAAATACGGCGAATTGGCGCAACTTTATAGCCGTGTTGGCTTGGCTTGCGACTTGGGCAACCAATTAAGTGAGGACGACATCCACAAATTAGCCGAGAACGGCTTAGGCACAGACGAATTTAACGACATTTTATTTAAGGCCAGCCACGGCAATGCACGCCGTTTAACCAAATTAATGCGCGGTGTGATTCGTGTTGCCGAAATGCACGGCAAGCAGATTGACGAGAAGTTAATCAACTCTTACGCCGGCATGTTAATCCATTAATCAAAAGGAGACCAAAATGAGCGAACAAATGAACCGCGTAGCGTATGCGTTAAGACGTGAAGGCGTGCAAATCGTAGAAAGTAAAGACGGCCGTTTCCCAAAAATGGTGATTTTAAACCCAAGCCGTCGCTTAAAAGCCAAAGGTGTGAAGATGACCACGTTTAGAAACGGGGTACATATTGAGAGAACCGTGGCAACCGAACAAGGCGTCATGGTGTATTGGTAAGGGGGTTGAATGCCGAAATATCGTCAAATCTACGCCGTATATCGCGGAGAGGAGAATCTAGGCGACGGCACGGCGGATGAATTAGCAAAGAAATTTAACATACAAAAGAAAACACTGTATGCGATGGGGTCGGAAGCGATACTCAAGCGCAACAAAGGCAACAGATTAATCGTTATTAAATTAGATAAAGAAGAGGTTTAAACCATGAAAGTGATGATTGAAGGTAAAACATACTGGCGCGACGCGGCTGGCACATTAACCCCGGAAGAACTGGTGCGTGATATTGACAAAGAGCGCGATGAGTTGGTGACCGGGTGGGTGGAAAAAGGCAAGGCATTAAATCACCAAATGGGCGAATTTAAAGCAGGCATTTTTGGCGACATCGGGGCGTTTATTGAGCTTTCTGCCGAAAAATACGGTGCGAAAGTGGGTGGCAGTAAAGGCAATGTGACGCTGTTTAGCTATGACGGACGTTACAAAATCCAACGCGCCATCAATGAAAGTTTGCAGTTTGACGAACGCATCCAAGCGGCCAAAGTGTTGATTGATGAATGCTTAAACGAATGGAGCGAAGGCTCTCGCCCTGAACTAAAAGCGTTAATTGAACGTGCGTTTAATGTGGACAAAGAAGGTAACCTCAATACCTCGCGCATTTTAGGCTTACGCCGCGTTGAAATCCAAGACCCGCGCTGGTTACGCGCCATGCAGGCGATTAGCGAAAGCGTGCAAGTAGTCAGCAGTAAAGCTTATGTGCGGATGTATGAGCGTGTTGGCGACAGCGATAAGTATGTGCCGATTCCGCTGGACGTGGCGGGGGTTTAAATGGAAATAACCTACAAGGGCTTATCCTAACTGGCCGTAGAAGTGGAACGTGCAGGCGATTTGAGTTATGCCGCGACGATTTGGGAAAAAGCCGCATTAGCGGCAAAAAATCTCGAAAATCAAAACTGGGCAGAGTGTCGCAAAGAGTTTTGCCAGCATTGGTGGGCAAGACTCAAGAAAAAAGGAAAAAAAGAGACCGCACTTAACGAATAAAGCCTATTTACAGCCCATTCAAATCTACCCTAACCCCTCTTTGCAAAAGAGGGGGATTTAAGTGGGCTGAATAATGAGTTTTAGCACAACAAAGGAGCAAAAAATGGCTAAATATCTCGTCAGACTCTACTGCACGGTAGAGGTGCCTGTAGAGGCAGAAAATATGCAACAAGCGATGGACGCTTGCGATCTGAATAACAATGATCTTAACCAAATGCCACATGTCATCACCGAAGTGTATGACGTGGTTGAGGTTGAGCCGGTGCTGTCCACGGGGGATCAATACCATGATTGACAAAGATAAAAAGTCGCATGTGACTCTCCAACTGGCGCAGATTATTGAGCAGTTGGAAATGGCTAAAGAAATGTGGCTGGAAGATGACGATAAAGCGTGCTTGAAGTTGTTACAGACGGCAAGCGGAGAAATGAAATGTGTGGCGCGGAAGATTGTGCCAGTGTTGGAGTGAGTAAGTATGGCAGAGCTAACAGTAGAAGACCTAAAAGTTGGGCATGTTTATTCGGCAAAACGCCCTCAAACATACGGATTTTCGGGTTTATTGGGAGATAGACAAATCCTTTGGATTGGGGTGATTTATGACAACAAAGAAGGGTTCGTCCAGGGGCTGCAATATGACAGCCCGTCGGTAAAAGATGGACGACATTATCCGAAAATTAGCGTAACTAAATTTTTAAAATGGGCAAAGGCTGACATCACAGAAATAATGCCTAAGGGCGAATGGAGATATGCAAGATGACCGAAAAAGTGCTAGATGAACACATCCTGGAATATATCTGGGACGAAACATTAGACCGTATTGCGCAAGGAACCTTAGTGACTTATATCGGTGGTAGTGTTGGTACGTATAGCGACGAGCGTGCGGCGAAAGATGCAGAAAGCTTTGCAATATTGCACGTAAGCCAACTGATTGCCGGTTCCGGATTGAGCGAAAGCCAATTTAGACGACGAGTTAAAAAGCTTATGGCGCAAGGTATTTTGTTACAACGCATTGGGCCAAATAGCTTTGTGATTAACTCAGAGGTGATTAAAGACGCAGCGGTACACGCCGCACGATGTTGGCGAGCTATCGGTGTGCCATATGGTATGGATGCAACCGGAAAAGCCTGTAAAACCTTACCCATTTACGCCTTACCGAGAAGTGTTTTTGAATTAAAAACCAATTGTTATCGGATTTTGAGAAGCCAATATCCCACTTATTAAAGGAGCAAATATGAGACCTGAATTTAGATATTTTAAATGCGCATTAAGCGTTGAGCCTATTAAATCATTAGATGACCAATGGCGAAAAGATAGAGAGCTCAGAGATAA